CTTATATTTAGCCCCGTATGTTTATCCTGCATATGGGGCTTTTTTTTACCGGGTAAACACCGGGGATATAACCGGGTAAATACCGGGGATCCTCCGGGGTAACACCGGGTAACTTTTACCAGGGACTTTCCAGGGACCAGGCCCAAAACGGCCCAGTTTGCAGCTGAAAACAGGCCCTAACCGGGTAAATACCGGGAAAATGCCGGGTAAACACCGGGAAACACCGGGAAGATCTACCAGGGAAAATGCCAGGGAGTTACCAGGGAGATACCGGCCCAGTTACCAGGGAGATTGCAGCTTAGAAACATAAATGATATATTTTATATAGGTGGTTTTACCCTATTGTGTATAAATATCTTAAATTCTCTTCTTTAAATATATAAAACCACCTTTCTTTTTATAATCACCATATGTTGTGTTTTTTCTCTCTGATTGATACGATATGTATTAATAACACTTTCCCTGTAAGTAAAAAGGGTATAAAGTATAAAAATATTGTTTACAAAAATGGGAGACACTATGACAGCAAACAATAAAAGTGTTTCAACCAGTGCGTTAGATATTGACTCAACATTGAGCAACACAAAGAAAGTAATAGACCAAGACGGCAACGATATTAAACATATACAGGAAGTAAGGGAAACCGACGACGCTTTCATAATTCAATTTGGCAAAGCAGGCATGGAAGCAAAACCAGGCGACCATGATCGTGAAGAAGCCGGACACTACGATGACGAAGACGAAAAAAACATAAGTGTTCCTGTTGAATTAAAAATGGATCCTAACAACAGCACCGAGCAATATGGTGTGTTTGAGGGTTACGGATCAATGTTTGGTAATACTGATCTTGGCAACGATGTTATAGAAAAAGGGGCATTTAGAGAAAGCCTAATGAACAGGCCCCCAGAAAAAGTAAAACTCCTATACCAACACAAAAGCGATATGCCTATCGGTGTATTTGATGAAATACGAGAAGATGAAAACGGCTTATATGTTAAAGGGCGACTGGCTCTAAAAACAAAAGCAGGGGCAGAGGCTTACGAATTATTGAAGATGGGTGCCTTAGATGGGCTATCCATTGGTTTCAAAACAGATCCTAAAAATGTGTCTTACGAAGAACGAGGAAAAGTAAGGCGTATTAAAAAGGTGGACTTAATGGAAGTATCATTAGTGACATTCCCAATGAATCCAAAGGCAACAGTGCGTTTGGTGAAAGGGGAAGATATTTCTATAAGGGAATGGGAAAAAGGACTGCGTGATGCTTTTCAACTTTCTCGCTCCGAAGCAAAATTATGTGCAAAAGCACTTGAAGATTGTTTTGATCAGCGAGAGGCTGATCCTACATCTGAATTAGTAGACGCTATAAAAAATTTAACTTTAACCATTAAAACTTCATAAAGGAGGACAGTATGTCAGATGAAGCAGTAAAGGTTGTCTCAGAATTCAAAGGGGCTTTTGAAGAATTTAAAAAAGTCAACGATGAAAGATTAGACAAACTTGAAAAAGGTGAAAGTGTTGCTGAGGTTGAAAATAAACTTGGAAAGATTGAAGAAACATTACAGTCTTTTGAAGACATTAACCAAAAGCTCACATTAGCCGAACAAGAGCAGAAAGCTAACTCTGAAAAACTTGAGTCAATAGAAACAGTCTTAAAAAGACCTGGAAGTGGCTTTAGTGCAGAGCAAGTTGATGCAACAGTAAAAGCGTTTGATGCTTATTGCAGAAAAGGGATTGAAAACCTAGATCCGGATGAGAAGAAAGCACTTACTGTAAGTAACGATAGCACTGGTGGATATTTAGCACCACCAGAATATGTAAGAGAACTAATAAAAGATATTACTGAAATATCACCTATTAGATCTATTGCAAGAGTAAGAAGCACAAGTGCAAGATCAATCCAGGTCCCAAAAAGAACTGGTCAGTTTTCTGCACAATGGGTTGCTGAAAGTGGAACTAGATCAGAAACAACTGGTTATACAGTTGGTCTAGAGGAAATCCCTGCACACGAGCATTACGCTTTAGTGGACATTTCTGAGCAAGATCTAGAAGATACAGTATTTAACCTAGAAGCAGAAATGCAGTCAGAGTTTGCAGAGCAGTTTGCAAAAGCTGAAGGACTAGCATTTGTAAGTGGTAATGCAGTTGGCAAACCGGAAGGGATCCTAACTAACTCAAGCGTTGGTGAAGTAGTTTCTGGTAACGGAACAGCATTAACAGCAGACGGCTTACTATCACTCGTGCATGGCATTAAGTCAGAGTATGGGCGTAACGGCTCTTTTGTGTTTAACAGAAGCACATTAGCAGCAATTAGAAAGCTAAAAGATACTGCCGGACAATATGTGTTCCAGGCAGGTATGTCTTTACAAGCAGGTGTGCCTAACACTATTTTAGGTCAGCCATATGTAGAGGCTTCAGATATGCCGGATATCGGTGCAGGGGCTTTCCCAATTGTATTTGGTGATTTCCAAAGAGCATATTTGATAGTAGACAGGGTTGCTTTAGCAGTCTTGAGAGATCCATTCACACAAGCTACATCTGGTAATGTTAGATACATTGCAAGAAGAAGAGTTGGTGGACAGGTTGTTCAAGCAGAAGCAATAGTTAAACAAAAAGTTTCAGCGTAAGCGAGGAGTAAATAATGCAAGATTTAAGTAATAACATTAAATTAGTTCAAAGTTTGGCTCCAGCAGTTAGAGATGCTGATGCCAACGGAACTGGCGTTGACACACAATTCTATGAAAATGTAGCAATTGTTGTGGACACTGGTGCTGAGGGTATAACTTTAAGTAGCACAAACAAAATAGAATTTGAGTTAGAGCATTCTGACGACGATTCTACTTACAGTGATGTTGAATCATCTGATGTTAATGGAACAGTCGGCTCTGGTGGGCTTATCCTAACTTTAGATGACAATGCAGAATCACCTCAAATTTCTGAGATTGAATATCTTGGGACTAAAAGGTATGTAAGAGTTGTTGCAAACTTTAGTGGAACCCACGGAACTGGGACACCATGTTCAGCATTTGTAATTCTTGGTAAGCCAAGACACGCACCTGCTTAACAGGTATTGTTTGTGGGGGTGTAAAAGCCCCCACCTTTTTAAAGGGAATTAATTATGGCAAAAGTATATAAAATTTTAATACCAAAACCTGGTGCTGCTAATGAAGCAGGATCTGAGGTTAAACTTTATGCCCACGATGAGGTTGTAAAAGCAGAAGGCAAATGGCAAGAAGATGTGCTTGATGCATTTGTAGAAAACAACTGGGCTATAGAAGTAAAAGCAGATAGTATAGAAGAAGAAGTTGAAGTGCCTGCAAAAGTTAAAAGAGCTAGAAACGAAGATGGAACACTAAAAGGTGATGATCCGTCAACACCGGATGTAAATGAAGCCTGGGAAGGTGGAGAAGCACCAAAAAAAACAACAAAGAAAAAAGCAAGCACAAAAAAGAAATCAACTAAGAAGAAGTCCTAGCACTATCTAAATCACTTGTAGGAGTGATATGATGTAATTTGCAGATGCAGGTAAATGGTAGACACCATTATTTATTTAGGAATAATTTATGAGTGCAGGTTTTTACCATTTTATTATAGAGCAGGGGGCTACATTTAAGCACACCCTTACGCTTAAAGATTCAGCAGATGCAGTCATAAACCTTACCGGCTATTCAGCCGAAATGGATCTAAGAAAAAACCAAGACGATACAAGCGAAGTAGCAACACTAACAGTAGACAATAGTAGGATTACTTTAGGTGGTGCTGCAGGCACAATAGTATTACAAATATCAGCAACAGACACTGCAAACCTGGCAGCAGGTGATGGTGTTTATGATCTTGAAATAACAGACTCAAATGGCGTTGTAGACAGAATATTAGAAGGCACCTACAGCATAAGGGGTAATGTAAGCAGATGAGTATTGTAAAAACAATAACAGTTACAGGCCCTAATGATATACAAATAGTAACTGTTGGCACTCAAGGTGCTACTGGTGCTCAAGGCACAAAAGGTGACAAAGGTGCTCAAGGTGATGTGCAGAGCCAAGGCTCTAAAGGTAACAAAGGTGAAATAGGTGTTACAGGTCCGACTGGCTCAACAGGTGCTAAAGGAAGTAAAGGTGAGGTTGGATCTACAGGTCCTACCGGATCTACAGGTCCTACAGGATCCCAGGGAGATAAAGGTCAAAAAGGTGTAACAGGACCTACAGGTAATACAGGTCCTACCGGTGATACTGGTAGCCAAGGAGATAAAGGTAGTAAAGGTGAAGTTGGACAAAAGGGTGCAACAGGAGATACTGGAGCCACTGGAGCTACTGGAAGCCAAGGTGATAAAGGTCAAAAAGGAACTACTGGAGATACAGGCTCAACTGGAGCAAAAGGTCAAAAAGGTCAAACCGGATCTACAGGTCCTACTGGATCACAAGGCATACAAGGAACGACTGGCGATAAAGGACAGAAAGGAACAACAGGCGATAAAGGTCAAAAAGGAACAACAGGGGACACCGGTGCAAAAGGACAGAAAGGCGAAGTAGGTGTAACCGGTGATAAAGGACAAAAGGGCGAGGTTGGAAATAAAGGACAGAAAGGAACAACTGGCTCAACAGGAACAGGTATTACCATGCAAGGTAGTGTTGCACAAACAAGTGACCTACCAACAAGCCCAACCCCAAACCAAGGTGATGCCTATATAGTCCAGGCTGATGACAGCTTACATATATATGATGGCAGTGCTTTTGTAAGTGGTGGCAGTATTCAAGGTCCACAAGGCGACCAAGGTAATACAGGTCCTACAGGTCCTACCGGGCAAAAAGGAACAACTGGCTCTACAGGATCACAAGGGGATAAAGGACAAAAGGGAACTACCGGTGATACTGGATCTACAGGTCCTACTGGCGTAGGAACAAAAGGGCAGAAAGGTGAGGTCGGATCACAAGGCCCTAGTGGATCAGACGGATCAGACGGATCAAAAGGACAAAAGGGTGAAGTTGGCGTAACAGGCGATACAGGTCAAAAAGGTCAGAAAGGCGAAATAGGACCAACAGGTAACGATGGTAATGATGGTAACGATGGTGCTGCAGGATCAAAAGGTCAAAAAGGCGAAACTGGGGCTACAGGATCCCAGGGAACAGCAGGAACAGATGGCTCAGATGGTGATAAGGGACAAAAAGGAACTACTGGCGATACTGGTCCAACAGGTCCTAATGGTAATAATGGTAGTGACGGAAGCAAAGGTCAAAAAGGGGAAGTAGGTGTAACAGGTAATACAGGCCCTACAGGACAGAAAGGACAAAAAGGAACAGCAGGCACCGATGGTGATAAAGGGCAGAAAGGGGAAGTAGGCACAACAGGCCCTACTGGTCCAACTGGTAATACAGGTAATGCCGGTAATGATGGTGATAAAGGTCAGAAAGGTGAGACAGGCTCAACAGGCTCACAAGGTAATCAAGGCGACAAGGGACAAAAAGGGCAAACCGGTAATACAGGCTCTACAGGTGGAACAGGTCCAACAGGAGATACCGGTGCTACAGGACCGCAAGGAAGCCAAGGCGACAAAGGACAAAAAGGTGAAGTTGGGGCAGGTGGCTCTGATGGATCAGACGGAAGTAAAGGACAAAAAGGCGAGGTGGGTGCAACAGGACCAGGTGGCTCTGCAGGCGACGATGGAACTGATGGTGACAAAGGACAAAAAGGAGATACAGGCTCCACCGGTGGAACCGGCCCTACCGGCCCTACCGGCCCAACCGGGGATGCCGGGAGTAATGGATCTAAAGGAGAAAAAGGTCAAAAAGGACAAACTGGTGCTGATTCTACAGTAGCAGGACCTACAGGTAGTGCAGGTAGCAAAGGACAAAAAGGTGAAATAGGAGCTACAGGTCCACAAGGCAGTGGTGGTGACAAAGGTCAAAAAGGACAAACAGGTAACACCGGTCCAGGTGGTAGTGCAGGTGGTGATGGTGCTAAGGGGCAAAAAGGTGAGGTTGGATCAACAGGACCAACTGGTGATACAGGTGGAACAGGACCTGGTGGCTCAAAAGGTGAAAAAGGACAGAAAGGAACTACAGGTAACAATGGACCTACTGGATCTACAGGACCTGCAGGTAATGATGGCAGTAAGGGACAAAAAGGGCAGACAGGTGCCACTGGTCCAACTGGTGCAGCAGGTGATACTGGAAGCCAAGGTGTAA